GAAAAGTCGGACTATCAGCGGTTCTGGCAGCCGGTCTACGAATGGATGCTGGAGCGCATGCGAAGCGCTGAGCACGTTGCTGCCGAGAGTCTCTCAAGCGCGTTGAACCGCGCGGCTTAGTGGGGACTTGCAGGGTCCCCACTTTGGCGTGCAATCTCGTCACCATCCAGACGCAAGCCCCGGCCCAGCCGGGGCTTTTTCTTTTCCGGAGACGCAATGGCGCAGATCACTCCCCAACAGGCTGGCGGCGTGAACGTCGTGGCCTTCCTCGACATGCTGGCCTGGTCCGAGGGGACCGACAACGGCAAGCAGCCCACCAACAACAGCGGCTATGACGTGTTGGTGGGTGGCAGGCTCTTCAACACTTACCGCGATCATCCGCGTGTTCTGGTTCGCCTGAACCCGAAGCTGGCGTCGACGGCTGCAGGTCGCTACCAGTTTTTGTCGCGCACTTGGGACAGCCTGCGGCGCCAGATGGGTTTGGCGGACTTCGGCCCGCTGAGCCAGGACAAGGGTTGTGTCAGGCTGATCCAAGGGCGGGGTGCTTTGGAATCGGTCAAGGCCGGCCACATTCATCACGCGATTGCGCTGTGTTCCAAGGAATGGGCGAGCCTGCCTGGCGCTGGCTACGGCCAGCACGAACACAAGTTTACCGACCTGTTGGCCGTGTACCGCAAGGCCGGCGGGACGGTGGCGCCGTGACCGAGCCCGTGAGCACCATGAAAATCATCGTCGGGACGTTCACCGCTGCCGTAGTGGCGCCGGCAACTGCCGATGCGCTCCGGGAGGCCGAGCGGGTCATCCTTGGCGTGCCGCAGTCTGTGTTGCTGGTGGCCATGGCCGGCGCCCTGATCGGCGTCCTGCTGCTGCCGGAGAAGGATGCGGAGCGAGTCGCTGCCGACGCCAGCCGTCGGCGCGGTCACCGCTTCCTACAGACAGCCGCGCGCTGGGCTGCCCTGGCCGTGGCGGTCGTGGCCTACGCCATTGTGGCCGCATGGGTCATCGCCGTTGCTGCCTCCATCTGGCCGGCACTGGCGGGCGCTCCGCAGCTGCCGCTGGCCGGCCTGTCCGGCGTGCTGATCCGCCGGCTACTGCCCGGCTACGTGCGCATGGTGGAGAAAGCCACCGGCGCCATCGGAGGCGACAAGCCATGAACGTAGTGATTCGATTCCTTCGCGCGCTGTGGACGCTGATCGTAGGCGCCGCTGCCGATGCGCTGCAGTGGCTGAGCAAGCCCGGCAGCAAGGTCAAGCTGGTGTGCGCCGTGCTGGCATTCGGCTGCATGGTGTCCGGGCTGACCGCCTGGGAGAAGGAGCAGAAGATCCGCGCCCTGAGCGCCCAGGTGATCAGGGTCCGGGCCGACTGGCAGGCCGATGCCGCCCGACTGCAGGCCGAGGTGGACAGCCGCGATCAGCGTCTGGCCGAGGTCGCCGCCGCACTGAGAGCCGAAGCCGAGAAGCTGCAAGCCCTCCGGGACGAGAGTGCTGAGGCACTGCGGGCCTTGGCGGGAAAGGTCGAGGCTTCCGAGAAGGAGGCTTCCACCTGGCGCGGTCGCTATGAGCAACGGCCCGACACCTGCAAGGCAGCACTGGAGCTGCTCGATTCCGCCTGCCCAGCACTGAAGGGGTACTGATATGCGGCTCCCACTATGGCTCTACGTCGATAGGGAAAGCGCCATTGAGGCCGGGATGACCCATGAGGGCCGTCTATTCGGCGTTCCGGCCTGGTTGCGCGAAGACAGCGATACCCAGGTGACCGCCAGTCCGAAGGTTCCGGTGTTGCACCTGTGGTGCATGGCAGTGGACCTGGTTCTGGAGATCGCCACTGCGTTCGTACAAGCGGATCGCACCCTGGAATCACCCATCACCCTCGGTAGGAGGATCGCGCCATGAGGTTCGCACTCCTGTTGGCGGTCTCGCTGCTGGCCGCGTGCCAGCCCGCACCTACCAAGCCGAACCCGCCGCCGGCAGCCGTCATCACGGTCCCGGTGGCCACCTACGTGCCGATCGATGGCCAGCTGCGCAAGCGATGCAAGTGGGTGAAGGAAGCGGCGCCGTCTGCCGTGTTCGAGGTGAGCAACGGCCGGAAGCGTTGCCTGCTGCAGTACGAAGCCCAGCTCGAAGCCATTGACCAGGTACAGGGCAAGCCTGTGCCGGAGGAGGATGAATGAACCGGCGTCGATTCCTGCGCGCGCTGGGTGCCGTACCCGTCATTGCAGCGGTTCCGGCCGTCGTAGCTCGCTTGGCGCCCGTTGCAGCTACTTCGGTGACTGCTGACAGCTTCAAGGTGCTGGCCCCGGACGGCGCCGTGCCACTGGAGGTAGGTGACGGAGCCACGACCATTCGCCATACAGGTGGGCGGACTGAGTACCGGGACGGCCGTTGGGACGTTTACGACGCGCGAGGCGTACTGAGGATCAGCATGGGGTGCCTGTGATGGCCCCCAGAGGCAAGGCGGAACGCCGCATGCTCGCGCTGGGCCGGCTGAAGACCGGCGAGATGAACAAGACCGAGGCCGCGTATGCCGAGCGGCTGCGCGCGCTGGAGGCATCCGGCCAGATCCTCTGGCACAAGTTCGAGGGGCTGAAGCTGAGGCTGGCCGACAACACGTTCTTCACCCCGGACTTTGCGGTGGTGGCCGCTGATGGCGTCATGGAGTGCCACGAGGTGAAGGGGCACTGGCAGGACGATGCACGGGCCAAGATCAAGATCGCCGCGGCCATGTACCCGTTCCGCTTCATTGCGGTGAAGGTGCGGCGCAAGCGCGACGGCGGCGGATGGGAGGTGGAGGAGTTCTGATGAACAGGAACGTACACACGACCGCTGATGGGCGTGGCAAGCGACGCGTACTGCTGGATGGCAGGGAGATCAGAAAGGTCGTTTATGCCGACACACGAAAGGGCGTGGTTCGGTACTACCCCGAGCCGGTGCGCATCCACAAGCACGGCAAGCGCGCCGTCATGAAGACCAAGCACGGCAAGGTCGAAGTGGAGTTCGTCAATGGCTGAGACCGTGATCGCTGCTATCCGCACGCGGTGGTGGCTGCGTTGCTACTTGGCCACGGTGGTGTGGTTTGCCAGGACGACGGGCATGGAACCGGACTGGGAACGGGTCGAGGGGTGGATACGCCGCGGCTTGGTATTGCGAACGACGAGGGTTGCTGATGGACGTTCCACGGATTGAAGAGGTTGCGGCAGCACTGGCCGCTGAGCAGGCGGCGCGCGCTGGTGCTGACGCTGCCCTGGCAGCGCTCATCGAAGGCAGCACCGACAGCCGCATCGACCGACTGGTCGGGATCATCGAGCAGCAGGGCAAGCAGATCGCCGAGCTGGCAATGCACGTTGGCCTGCTCGTGCAGGCGGTGGCGCAGCTGCTGGGCGAGGAGGCCGGTGCACCGGTGCAGGATGAAGGTGCCGAGCCTGAGCGTGTCGACCTGGACGGGAAGTCCTACTGATGCCAACCCGGCCACCCCAGCACCGTGCGGCTGGCTGGCGCCCCTACAAGGAGACCAGCGCCCAGGTTCGCAAGAGACAGGCGCGCCGCGCGCTGCCCACCAATTCCTCGTTGTGGCGCCGGATCCGTGCGGTAGTGCTGGCTCGTGAGCCGCTGTGCAGATGTTGTGCTGAGCAGGGCAGGGTGCGGGCGGCCACTGAGGTCGACCACATCAACGGGGACGACGGCAACAACGCCGACACCAACCTGCAGCCGCTGTGCCGACCGTGCCATAGCGCCAAGACTGCACGGGAGAACGGCGGGTTCGGCAGGGATGCCCGCCAGCCCGGCGGAGCTGAAGGAGCGGCGAGTTATCCACAGAATGCTGAACGGAAAGGGAGGGGGGAGGGTCAAAGTTGAGGGCCTTCCCCGCTCGATACGCGCGCCCCCCTTTCTTCTCGCGTCCACAGAATTTGAATTTTGGATTTGGAGCTGACCGGCGATGGCCAGGCACAAGCAGCCCGCCGAGCTGGCAAAGCTCAAGGGGGCGGACAAGCGCAACCCGCAGCGTTACAGGGCCGAGGTGCCAAAGACGGGAAAGGCCCTGGGCAAGGTGCCCGGCCATCTGCCGGACGAGGTCGCGGTCGTCTGGAAGGAGCTGGAGAAGTGCGCCCTGCCTGGCGTCCTGACCAGCGCCGACCGATTCATCATGGAGGTGGCGTCATCGCTGCTTTCCGAGTTCCGTGCCAACCGCGGCGAGTTCGTTGCGGCCAAGTACTCCCACCTGATCGGCTGCCTGGCGCGCCTGGGCCTGACTCCGGCTGACCGTCAGAAGCTGGGGACCGAAAAGACCCCGGAGGGCAACCCATTCGACGAGTTCTGATCCATGACGCCGAGCGATTCAGCCAAGGCATACGCCAAGGGCGTCACGTCAGGAAAGATCCCGGCCGGCGAGTTCATCCGTCTGGCGTGCCAGCGGTTCCTGGATGACCTGAAGCGCAAGGGGGCCGACTGGCCCTACAAGTACGACGCCGAGAAGGCGGACCGTGCGGTGCGGTTCATGGAGAAGATGCCGCACACGAAAGGAAAGTGGGCGGCGCAGAAGCGCCTGCTGGTGCTGGAGCCCTGGCAGCACTTCATCGAGTGCAATCTGTTCGGCTGGGTCCACAAGAAGACCGGGCACCGGCGCTTCCGCCGCGCATACGAGGAGATCCCGCGCAAGAACGGCAAGTCGTTGCGACTGGCTGCCCGTGGCCTGTACCTGTTCTGCGCTGACGGCGAGGCGGGCGCGGAGGTCTATTCGGGCGCTACCAGCGAGAAACAGGCGTACGAGGTGTTCCGCCCGGCTTGGCAGATGGTTCAGAAGCTGCCGGCATTGCGCGCCCGCTTCGGTATCGAACAGGCGGGCAACCCGAAGAACCCGGGGCCGCTGTTCGTCATGGAGGACATGTCCAAGTTCGAGACGATGATCGGCAAGCCCGGCGATGGCTCGAGCCCGCACGCGGCGCTGGTGGACGAGTACCACGAACATGACGATGACCACATGGTCGACGCCATGGAAACCGGCATGGGCGCACGCGAGCAGCCGCTGCTGTCGATCATCACCACGGCAGGCACCAACCTGTCCGGCCCATGCTTCGAGATGCGAGGCGATGCCATCCGCATCCTGCGCGGCGAGGTGACCGATGAGACGGTGTTCGCGGCGATTTACTGCATAGACGAGGGCGACCGCTGGGACGATCCGGCGAGCCTGCGCAAGGCCAACCCGAACTACGGCGTTTCCGTGTTCGAGCAGTTCCTGCTCGACCAGCTCGCCAAGGCAAAGCGGTCGGCCAGTAAGCAAAGCGCGTTCCGTACCAAGCACCTGAATGATTGGGTCGGCGCCAAGCTGGCATGGATGAACATGCTGGCCTGGCAGCGGCAGAAACGACGGTTTGAGGTGTCGGACTTTGCGGGCTGTCCGTGCTGGGTCGGTGTCGATCTGGCATCCAAGCTGGACGTGGCTGCCGTGGTGCTGCTGTTCGAGAAGGGCGATAGCTACTACGCCATTCCCCGGTTCTACGTGCCGGAGTCGGCCGTGGAGGAAAACGAGAAGTACCAGCAGTTCCTGCTGGACGAGCTGATCGTGTCCACGCCCGGGAACATGACGGACTACGCGTTCATTGAAGAAGAGCTGAAAGAGCTTGCGGCACAAGGCATCGACGTGCAGGACATTGCCTTTGACCCAGCGCAGGCGGCGTACCTGATGACGCGCCTTGAACAGGAAGGACTGCCGACTGTGGAGATGGCGCAGTCAGTGCGCAACCTCTCCGAGCCCATGAAGGAAGTGGAAGCCCTGATTCTGTCGCGGCGCCTGTGGCACGACGGCAACGCGGCGATGACCTGGATGATGGGCAACGTAGTGGCGCGCGTGGATGCCAAGGAACACGTCTATCCCCGCAAGGAAAAGATGGAAAGCAAGATCGACGGCGCGGTGGCGCTAATCATGGCCATGGGCCGCGCCATGCAGGCGCGGGACACCGGCACAACCCAACAAGGCTTCGTGGTGATCGACTGATGTTCGGACTATTCGAGAAGAACCGGCGGGCCGATGCCCGCGACCGTATCGAGCCGACGATCAGCAACCTGGTCGACGGCGAGGTGATCCAGTCCTCCGGCATGGGCATGTTCGAGGTGTTCGGGAATCCGACGACGGCCTCCGGCGCCGTGGTCAGCCCGGAATCAGCGATGCGGGTCTCGGCGGTGTTCGCTGCCGTTTCGCTGCTGGCCGGCGCGATCGCCCAGCTGCCGCTGCCTGTGTTCGAGCGGGTGGACGGCCATCGCAAGCGGGCGGAGCATGACTACTGGTGGCTGCTGAACGAGCAGTTCTCCTCCGGCTGGTCGAGCGCCACTGGCTGGGAGTTCATCGTCGGCCAGATGCTGCTGCGCGGTGATGGCGTGGTGTACGTGACGCGCAACCGTGCCGGGGTGGCGACCGGGTTGATCCCCTGGCCACGCGACAGGGTGATGATCCTCAAGCAGGAGAAAACCAGCCCACGGGAGCCGACACGCCTGCAGTACTCGTTCCACGATGCGGACGGGTACTTCACCGTCGACCAGGACGACGTGCTCCATTTCCCCGGCTTCGGTTTCAACGGCGTGCACGGCATGTCGGTGATCCAGTGGGGCGCTCGGAACGGCATCGGCATCGCCATCCAAGGTGACGAGCACGCCGGCAAGTTCTTCAGCGAGGGCGGCAAGCCCGAAGTGGCCATCCGAACGCCCAACAAGATGACCAAGGAGCAGCAGGACGATTTCCGCGATGCCTGGGTCAAGAAGTACGGCGGGGTGCAGGGTAACCGTCGCATTCCGCTGGTTCTGACCGAGGGGCTGGAGGTTCACGAACTGACCATGTCAGCGGTCGACCAGCAGCTGCTGGAGTCGCGTCAGTGGCAGGTGATCGACGTAGCCCGCGCCTTCGGTGTGCCGCCCCACATGATCGGTGAAACCACCAAGTCGACCAGCTGGGGCAGTGGCATCGAGAGCATGGGCATCGGCTTCGTGAAGTACACGCTGGGCCCGCACCTGAAGCGGATCAAGGACGAGTTGAACCGCAAGCTGTTCCGCACGCCGCGCTACTTCGTTGAGCACAACGTGGACATGTTCATGGCCGGCGACTCGAAGACGCAGGCCGAGTACTTCAGCAAGGCGTTGGGTGGCCCTGGCACGCAAGGCTGGATGGTCGTCAACGAAGTCCGCCGCCTCAAGAACCTGCCTCCCATCGAGGGCGGCGACAAGCTCTACCAACCGAAAGACCCCGCGCCACCGGCGAAGCCGGACAGCGACGACCCTGAAAGGAACCCTGAAGATGCCGATTCCTAAGTTGCTGCAGCTGGCCAAGAACAACGCCGGCCAGTCCAAGCCCATCCGGGCGGAGACCGAAGGCAAGGAGGCCACGATCTACCTGCACGGCGTCATCGGCGGGTGGTGGGGCGACATTGACGAGACGATGTTTGCCCAGGCTATGGCCGGCATCGACGCGGACGTGATCCATCTGCGCATCGATTCGCCCGGCGGTGACGTGTTCGCGGCCCGATCGATGATGACGGCCATCGCACAGCACAAGGCGACCGTGATCGCCCAAGTGGATGGACTGCCGGCCTCGGCAGCCACCGGCATCTGCATGGCCTGCGATCAGGTTGAGATCAGCCAGGGCGCCGGTTTCATGATCCACAACGCCTGGACGGTCGCTATCGGCAACAAGGCCGATATGACCAAGACCGGTGAGCTGCTGGCCAAGATCGATACCGGGCTGGCCGGGGACTACACCCGTCGCACTGGTAAGGATGAAGCGCAGATTGTCCAGTGGATGGACGAAGAGACCTGGTTCACGGCCGACGAAGCCAAGGAACACGGTTTCGCTGATCGCGTGGTGGAGGTCGTCGGCAAGAAGAAGGCATCCAGCACCTGGGATCTGTCCGCCTACGACAACGCACCTGCCGCACTGGCCAACCGTACCCCCGAACCCGACGACGGCGCCGCCGCCGCCGCCCACAAGGCCAATCTGTCGCGCCGTCTGGCGCTGCTGGAACGCTCCGCTGCGTAAGCGACTCCCGCCCGCAGTTCATCCCGACCGCCGAAAGGCGGTTTTTTTTCGACACGAGGAAATCACCAATGCCCTTCAACATTCAGGCCGAGCGGGAGCGCCGCACCGCGCTGGCAAAGGAAACCCGCAACCTGCTCGACACCAGCACCGGTGACGGCAACAAGTGGACGCCTGAGAACCAGGCCAAGTACGACAACAACATCGCCGAGATCGAGCGCATCGACGCGGCGATCGAGCGTCATCAGAAGGTCATGGACCTGACGGCCGACGAGGCACTGCGCGAACAGGGCGTGCGTGAGCACGACACTGCCAACCGCGGCGGCCGTGACCTCTCCAACGAGGAGCGCCTGTTCGACCGTTGGGCGCGTGGCGGTGACAGCGCCCTGAGCGCAGAGGACTGGAAGCAGGTCAACGCGGCCATGTCGGGCAACCCGGCCGTCAACCCGGAGCAGGGCGGCTACACCGTTCCGACCACGCTGGCCGAGCAGATCCTGGATGCCCTGAAGGCATTCGGCGGCATGCGCCAGGTGGCTGATGTGTTCAGCACTGCCGGCGGTGAGCCGATGCAGTACCCGACCAGCGATGGCACCTCCGAAGAGGGCGAACTGGTCGCTGAAAACCAGTCGGCGAACGACCAGGATGTGGCCTTCGGCACTAAGGGCCTGCAGGTGTACAAGTACAGCTCCAAGGTGGTGACCGTGCCGTGGGAGCTGCTGCAGGACAGCACGGCCGATATCGCCGGCTTCATCGAGAAGCGCCTGCAGACCCGCCTGGGCCGCGTCACCAACCGCCACTACTCTGTCGGCACCGGCGTTGGCCAGCCGATGGGCGCCTTTACTGCCGCGACGGTGGGCAAGATCGGCGCTGTCTCGGCGCTGCCGATCGTCACCTACGACGACCTGGTCGACCTGGAGCACAGCGTCGATCCGGCGTATCGCCAGCTGGCCAAGTGGATGTTCCACGACGACATGCTGAAGCTGATCCGCAAGGTGAAGGACGACCAGGGCCGGCCGATCTTCGTGCCGGGTTACGAGCAGGGCAATCCGGGCGGTGCGCCGGATCGTCTGCTGAACCGCGATATCCAGACCAACCAGCACGCCCCGGCCCCGGCCGCAGGCGCAACCTCGATCGCGTTCGGCGACTTCAGCTACTACAAGATCCGCGACGTGATGGCCGTGACCCTGTTCCGCTTCGCCGACTCGGCCTATGTCAAGAGGGGCCAGGTGGGCTTCATGGCCTGGATGCGCTCCGGCGGCAACCTGGTCGACGTGGGCGGCGCGGTGAAGACCTTCAAGCACGGCGCCGCGGCTTAACCGCCTCGGCCCACGAACGCAGGGACGCCCCAGCGCGGGCGTCCCTCGGAGACGATCATGGCAAAGCAGAAGAACACCTCCGCGCAGGTGGCCAGCGGTCCGGCCGACGCGCAGGAAGCGCCCGCTGCGGTAGTGGACGCAGCGGCTGGCCAGGGCGAGCAGCCGGACGCCGAAAGCCCCGACGCTGGCGCGGCAGCAGCCGTCAGTGAGCCGGAGACGGACGAGGGCCACGACAGCCAGAGGCCCGAAACCGTGGAGGCGGACAACGACCTGCCGCCACCGGATGAAGAACCGGCTCCGCCGGAGGGTGAAACCGTGCCGGCGCTGGTGCTCAGTAACAACCACCTCGGGGAGGTTGGCCAGGTGATCCAGGTCAACGCGGCACACGTTGAGGCGCTGCGCCTTGGCGGGCTGATCGACCCCCACCCCAATGCCATCAAGTCGGCCACGCCGGAGGAATGACCCATGCTGCGCACGTTGACCCCGGCGGCAGAGGAACCCGTGTCGCTGAGCGAAGCGAAGGCGCACCTGGTAGTTATCCACGATGCCGACGACGCGCTGATCGGCGCCTTCATCACCGCCGCGCGTGAGTCGGTGGAGCGCACCACGGGGTATGCGTTGGCAGCAGCGACCTATGAGTGGACCCCGGTCGGCGAGGGCCGCTCTCCGCTGCCGATTGAGCCGGCCGCGCTCGACAGCGAGCCGGGCGCCTATCCGGTCAAGTTCACGACGACACCTGGCCCGCTTCCGGGGCCGCTGCGCGCAGCCGTACTGCTGTTGCTGGGTGACCTGTACGCCAATCGCGAGGCGGTGGTGGCTGGCTCGCAGTTGGCCGAGAACCCGACCCTGGACCGGCTGATGTTTCCCTACCGGCGGGTGCTGCCATGAGGCGGGCCGGCAAATACCGGCATCGCATCGAGCTGCAGGACTACGGCCCGGTGCGTGATCCGCTCGGCGGGGACGTGAAGCAATGGCGTAGATGGCGGGCTGACGTGCCGGCAGAGGTGGTTCCGCTCTCGGGTCGAGAGTTCACTGCGGCCTCGGCCGAGCATGGACAGGTGACTGCACGCATCGAGATCCCTTACCTGCCCGGGGTAGTGCCGACCATGCGTGTGGTGTTTGACGGGCAGATGTATGCGATTCGTGCGGTGCTGCCGGATGCGACAGCACGCGGGCATATCACGCTGATGGTCGATGCCGGGGTGTCCGATGGCTGAGCAGGTGAAGATCGACGGCCTGGACGGCCTCCTGCGTTCACTGCGGGAGGCACCCAAGTCGATTCAAGGGCGAGCCGTGCAAGCCGGTATGCGCAAGGGTGGCAACGTCATCCGTGACGATGCTCGCCGCCGGGCCCCGAGAGCATCGGGGTTCATGGCCTCGCAGATCGTCACCCGCCGGGCCAACACCAAGAGCCGGCAGCGCGCAGGTGTAGGTCGAGACGGCGAGTACTTCACGGTAGGGGTTAAGACCGGTCGCCGCCGCAAGTACGCCAACACCAAGCGCAACCGGCGCCGCGGTCGCGTTGGGAAGGTCTATGAGGAGGCGGGCTGGGCCTATTACTGGCGCTTCAAGGAATTCGGCACCAGGAAGATGAGGGCCGAGCCGTTCCTCACGCCGGCAGGCGAGGCCAAGGGGCCGGAGGCGGCGCAGGTGATCATCAATGAAACCTGGGCGGCGCTCGACAAGCAGCTGAAGAAGGATGGCTGGCGATGATGGTTCCCCTGATCCAGTCCCTGCTGCAGGGTGATGCAGCGGTTCGGCATGTGCTGGGCGACCCGATCCGGTTGTGGCCGGGAACCGCGCCGCAGGATGCAGCACTGCCCTACGCGACGTGGGAGGTGGTCGGCGGATCGCCCACCGCGATGCTGTCCGATGCGCCGCCGGCCGACGGCTGGCGAGTCCGATTGACCGTGTGGGGCAAAGCCATGACGCAGGCCAACGGTGCGGCCGTCGCCATCCGCGACGCGATCGAGCGCGTGGGCAGCATCGAGTCTTACAACCCGACGCCTGACAGCGACGGCACGGACGCCTTTGGCATCTCCTTCGACGCCAGGCTCCTGCAACTGCGCTGAACCACACAACGGCAAACCACTGGCCCCGCGAGGGGCCTTTTTCATGCCCGGCGACGGGCGCAACACAAGGAAACCCCTATGGGACAGGTAATCAAGTCGAAGCACACGCAGCTGTTCGTCGCCATCGCCGCGGCCGAGGTCATCAAGGTGACCCGCCTGCGTACGGTCGGCTTCCCCGATGGCCAGGCGTCGGAGATCGATATCTCCGATTACGACGACGACTGGGACCAGTTCGTCGCCGGCCGCAAGCAGACTGGCAGCACCAGCATCGAGATCATCTACGACAGCGTCGACCACGAGAAGCTGGAAGAGCTGCACGAGACCGGTGCCGTTGTGAACTGGCTGGTGACTGCGCCGCTGTCGGAAACCGAAGGTGTGGCCAAGCCGACCGCCGTTGCCGGCAAGATCACCCCGCCGGACACCGTGCTGTCCAAGCAGTTCGACGGCTTCGTGCAGAACTTCGCGGTGACCAGCCAGGACAACGACGTCTGGAAGGCGACGATCACCATCCGCGGCTCCGGCGCCGTCACCACGCACCGCCCGACGCCGTAAGGCTGCGGCAACGG